CGTTTGGTGTTACAATATGCCATCGTTGGAAGAATGCCGGGCCGCGTTCGACAAGTGCATGGGCCAGCCTGTCGATTGGCCGGCGCTTTCGCCGGGAGAGGGCGAGCGAGCGAAAATGCCGTCGTCAGACGACTCGGTCCCGGTCTAGGCGGTCCGGGCAGGCTGCAAATGCCCGGACACCATTTCGATCAATAAAATCAGGCGTGCGTCCGGGGTGTCCGGGCAGTCCGGGTCGCGCGCGTATAGGCAAAACGGCAACCGGCATCGGCCTCGATGTCGGTTGTTTTATTGTGACCCTCTAAATTACTAAGACAGCCCGGACACCCCGGACCAACCCCCAATTTTAAACGGTTTCTTTCGTCTGAGCGCCATGGCGGCGCTCGGACTGCTCGGACATGCCCCCAAAGGAGGCAACGGTGACAAGACTGACGACAGACCAAATCGAATTTGCGAAAACTATGACAATCAAACAGCGCGGCGTGCTGAACGCACTCACGATGTACGACTGTTACATGAGCGCCAGCGAGATCGCTGACGACGAGTTGAGCGAACTCGTCCGCAACCGGCTTGCTCGCTATCATGCGCAGCCCGGTATTGAGGGCCGCTTGTCGTGGGGTGTGACAGACGCTGGTCGAACTATCTCGCAGCGGATCAAGAGCGGTGCGCTCTAGGTCGCGCGAGGGCAATGGGTCCCTCCCGGCACCCACCCCCACACGGCCCAAGCGCGCCCCGAGATTTCGCTAGCTGCAGCTTTGAAATCCTGACCGAACAAACCGAACAGAGATCATGATGACCGAACAAAAGGACGATTACCTATCTGCTGGCCTGTGGGTGTCGATCACGCAACTTGCAGAGCTAAAAGGCGTCGGCAAGCCCTGGATTTCCGAGCGCGTCAAGGCGCTGGAAAGCGCCGGCAGGATCGAAACCAAGATCGAGGGCCGATCGAAACTCGTCAACCTGGCGCAATACGATCGTGCCGTCGGCGAAACCGGGGACGCGGTAAAGGAAGGCGCCGCCGCAACGCGCGCCGACGATGGTGACGCCGAGAAAAACCCGGCGCTCCGCGATCATCAGGCCCGCGCGGCGCAATACACCGCCGATTTGAAATTTCTCGACCTTGAAGAACGGCTCGGCCGCCTCGTGCCAGTTGCCGAGGTCGAGGACGCGGCGGCAAAGTGCGCCGAGGCGACGGTGCGGATTATCGATCGCCTGCCAACCTATGCGGATGCGATCGCGGCGGCCGTCGGCAAAGACGGCCCGGCCGGCGCCCGCGCTAAACTCAAGGAGATCGCCCGCGAATTGCGCACCGGCATCGCCGAGGCGCATGGCGAGCTTGCCCGAAAGGCCGAGCCGATGACGCTTGAGCCGGCGGCTTTCGACGAAACCAGCGGCTAGAAACCGCACACAAAGGAAAAACACCATGCCTACAATTCTTGAAGCTCTTGCCGTTATCAAAGGCAAGGATTCGACCGGCGGCGTATTCGATTCGGTCGCCGCAAAAATCCAGCGCTTGAGCCGCGCGGCGAATGCGCTTAATCGCGACGTTCAAAAGCAGATGAATATGGCAAGCGTCGCCGAAAAGCAGGTGGCCCGGCTCGATCGCGCGCACGCCTCGATCGGCACCGGCGCGCGGATGGCGGCGGGTGCGGCGGCGGCCTATGGCGCCGGGCACGTCGCGGCGTCGCTGATCGAGCATACCTACAAAGCGTCGGCTGAGCGCGCGCACGAGCAAGTGCGGATGGGCGCCTCGGGCATGACGCCGGATGAAATCGCCGACGCCGACAAGCTGTCGGCCACGCTGTCGAATAAATACAAATCGTTGTCGCAAACCGAGATCATGCACACCGCGCGCAACGTGCGGGCCGTTGTCGGCAATTTCGAGGAAGCGACGAAAATTCTCGATCCGCTGATGCAACTCCGCGTCGTCGCGCTCGGCGCGCACCCGGAAAAGGCCGAGGAATTGGGCGAGGATTTCGACAAACTCGTCAAGGGCATGGAGATCAAGGGCGTTACTCAAGACCTTGGCAAATTTAATCACTACATCGACGGCATGTCGAAAGCGATCAACGTGTTCGGCGACACGCTGCGGCCAACCGACTATTATGAAATGTTCAAGTATGGCCGCGCCGCGACCAATGCTCTGAGCGACGATTTCATGCTCAAGACGGCGCCGACGCTGGCGCAGGAATTGGGCGGATCATCGACGGGCAAGGCGCTGTCGAGCTTCTACACGCAAATGGTCGGCGGCAAGATGTCGAACAAGGCCGTCGAGGCCTTGCAGGAATATGGCCTGATCGATCCGTCAAAGGTGATCAAGACATCAACCGGCAACGTCAAGGGCGTGAAGCCGGGCGGTGTCCTCGGAAGCGAGTATCTGCAACCCGGGTCTACCGATCCCTATTTGTGGGTCAACAATACCTTGCTGCCGGCCTTGGCAAAAAAGGGCGTCACCGATCCCGCCAAAATTCAGGAAGTGATCGCCGCGATCGCGTCGCAGACGACAACGGCGCAGATGATGAGCATTTTTGCCACGCAACAGGCGCGCATCCTCAAGGATCAACACCTGGTCGCCGGCGCCGAGGGCAAAGACGCCGCCGTGCGATTTCAGAGCGACGATCCGAAGGTCGCGATGAAATCTGTCGGCGCGCAAACCGAAAATTTGCTCGGCAATCTGGGCAATGCCGGAATGCCGGCGGCGACAAAGGGCCTCAACTGGCTCGCGAGCGCGCTGTCGTGGACCTCTGAGCAGGCTGACAAACATCCCGACCGCGCGGTGCCTGTGGCGCAGTGGGGCCTCGGCATGCTCGGCGCGATCAGCATCGATAGCGGGCGTTGGCTGTTTGGCAAGGGCAGCGAATGGGGCGCTACCAAGGCGATCGGCAAGCTGGCGCCGGTGCTGGCGCTGACACAACTCGCCGACTCGATCATGGATGACAACGATATCGAGCGGCTGAAAAAGTACGAGGCCGGCCCGCGCTCGCGGTTCGATCAGCTTCACGCACTCGACGAAAAGGACAGTGCCGCCGGCATCTACGGCGATCCTGATTTCGAGGCCTATGTCAGAGGCCAGAACGCCACCAAGCGCGCGGCTCTCGAAAACGAGTTGACGGGCTTTGGCTACAATCCGGCGATCACGCAAGGCCGCTACGGCCAAGGGCCGGCCTGGTCGGTTGACGATATCAACAAGGCAAGCGGCGGCCCGTCGGCTGAGCCGGCGAAAGCCGAGGTTGTCGGCAACGCGACGCTTTCGACCACGGTCGAGGTGCGGGCCGGCGATGGTTTTTGGGCCACCGTCGAGCAAAAGATCGACAACGCGATCAACGCGTTTCGCGCCTCGGGCGGGCCGGCTTCCGGCTCGGCCGGATCGACGGGCCGATCGATGCCCGAGGCCACCGCGCCAATGTAGCGCCAAACAACCGGAAACGGGGCGCTGGCTCGCTCAATCCAACTCGCCGCTACCCATGTAGCTCCGACGTATCCACGGTCTCTTAAAACGACTTTGGCGGGCGTCTCTGTTGTTTTTGTATCGTACGAAACATTGGCGCGGGCCGGCGCGATCCAGCGCGCCCGCCAGCGATCACGTTGGCAATCAAAATAATCTTTCGAAAAATCGGCAAAACTAGCGAAACCCGCTAGTTTCGCGCGCTCGGCGCTCTTGCACGACTCCGCAAGACGAGAGATTGGTCGCTGCGGGTGTGATGACCCTAACCAGTGATTTGCATCCGGGGCTTTGTCCGGGGGCGGGCGTGCTGTCCAGAGCGAAAGCTTAAAAGCGACCGGCCTGTTTCACTGGCAGGTTATCACCCCCCGGCTGCTCGGGCCGCTATCGGGCGCGGCCGTGATGGGCCATAATCCAGTGAGCAAAAAGTCATGTCAGAGCGATCAACCACGAGGTCGGACGCCCGGTTATTGGAGTCGGCGCGCGACCTAAATGCGCGCTTGATGGACCTCGAAAAATACTACCCGACAACTATCGATTTGGGTGACGACGCGACTGATGCCTATGCCAGTGACCTTGCGTCTTTCGAAGATGCCGTGATCGCGACGCGCGCAACGTCGATGGCGGGTCTGATCGCTAAAGCCCGTTCGATCAGGTGCATACACCATGCGAACGCTCAGCCGATGCCGGAGGGTGACTCGCAAGATGAGCGATTAGTATGGTCGATCTTGCGAGATATCCTCGCGATCGACGATGTTTGACGAATTCAAAAACCGCTGACTCATCTCTGTTTGCCGCCGGGTACACCGGCGGCAAGGGTTTTGTCCCCCCTCCAAATTTTGTTGTTCAATGCTTACAATGACTTAAGCGCCATTTTGTCGTCGGGGTCATAATTCCCCATTGCAGCACGGTTGGATTTGGCTATGGTGTTAGCGTTGGGGTCAATTAGCCCCGTTCAAAAACATCATGGAAGCGGGTATGAGGCAGGTCGAAATCGAGCGACTTCTGCAATGGACGTTTTGCGACGAGATTTCAAAACGTGCAATGCCGGGACTTGGGCTGAAAAGCGCATGGGGCATCGTCGAGCGGCACCTTCGTTTGGGGTGCAGTATCGACAGCAGCCCGCGTGGAGGCGATGCGGGTGACATTCTTTCGTTCCCCGACGCCGACGCTCTGGTAGTCGCGCGCGAAGTTGAAAAACTCAGGGCCATTGTTGATGTTGATTGGTCAGAATCGAAGGAATTTCTGCTCGGTGATCTCGCCGGCCTCGCGCCGAGTGAGCAGCTTCTGTCATTCAATGAGATCGCCCTGGTTGTCGAACACGCTCAATGTGGAATTCCGCCGTGTTGGAATGTCGGCTCTCCAAAAATTGCGCCGGTAATTCTTGCCAACGGAAAGCCGGCGGTCTCAGGCGCACGGCATGGAAAGGATCGCTACAGCGCAGGATCGCACTGCCCGCTGCAATGGGCGCAGCCCACGATTGAGGGTGTGGCGCTGGCGCGGGCGCAATACGCAGTTTGGCATTCAGCGCTGATGCGCCTCGCGGACTCGCTCGGCGGAAAACTCAAGAACATCACGGTCATGCCGCCAACTGCCAGCGCGGCACCTTGGAATACGCCGGCTCGATCGAGCCGTTGAATATCGTTTCGCTTCACACTTATCGGAGATCACTATGTTTACACGACAGGAGGTTTGCGCCCTGACGGGAATTCCCGTCGAGCGCTTCAAAAGTTTGGTCCGTAGGGATCAGATCGCAATAATCCTCGCGAATGAATCGGGGTGGAATTACTTCTCGGCGATGGATGTTTTCAGGATCGCTATCCAGGAACGTTTGTCGTGCCAAATCGGCTACGCGGACGGTCTTTCGGCGGACACCGCAGCAAAGATCATTTCCAACAATGCTGAAGGTATTGAGGAAGTCTTTTGGCAGTCTCTGGGGAAAAAGGCTGCGCCTGACAAATGGTTCGGCTATGTCGGATTCTCGGGAGATTTGGACGTCAATAACGGTGGCGACGGGGTTTTCGGCACACTTTCCGAAGTGACCAAATTGATCGAACGGAAGGACCGCAACGGCGAGCAGCCCATGAGGGTGTTTCTGGTGAACGCCGACTCCGTTCTCAGGGAGGTTGCCGCCCGAGCAACCAAACACCTCAATATTGACTTCATCGTTTCCGGCAAAACGGAAATGGCGGACGCCGCGCGCGAGTAGCCGCTCCCCACACTCACACCTAAATTTCAACTATCCAACCAAGCGAGGGCACCAACATGCCAGCGAACGAACCTGCTTTGCTTGAATTGCCGGATGATTTCGAGGCGCGGTGCACCGCGATCAACAAACGCTTGGAAGCCGGCGAGCCCATGACGATCGAATACATCACCGATCAACTCGGCATGCCGTTCGAACTGTTTGCGGCGGCCTGTGCGCTTTACGCCGCTGCGGCCTTTGACGTGCTGGTTGAGATCGACGCGACTAGCCGGCAAACCTCTCACTAGGGAAATGCCATGCCAACGAACTACCCAACGCGCCAACAATACGCGGCGGTATGCGCGCTGATCGCCTCCGGCGAGAAGATCACGATTGCGGAGGCAGCCGAGCGAACCGGCATTTCTGCCGACATCATTACAGGCATCCTCGCCGCACAATACGCGATCGCGGACGAGTTGCTGAAATTGGTTGATCCGTCGGATCACCAGCTGCACTAGGAAAACCTCAACATGACAAAAGCTGACACACCGCGCCGGCGATCGCCGGACGCGACGGACTTCTTTACGCGTCGCGCACCGTTTCGCGCGGCGTCTTTCGATCCCGAAACCGGTTCATTTTCCGCCGTCATCGCAACCGAAACTCCGGTTGCCCGGCGCGATCAGGTCGAGGGCGACTACCTCGAAATTCTTTCGCTCAAGCCATCGGCGGTGCGCCTGGATCGGTTGAATTCCGGCGGCGCTCCAGTCCTGGACTCGCATCGGGCCAATTCGCTCTCAGATCGCACCGGCAATGTCACGGCGGCGCGCATCGAGTCGGGTCAACTGATCGCCGATGCGCGCCTATCGCCGAATGCCACAGCGATCGCCGCTGATCTTGCGGCCGGAACGCCGCCGGCCGTGTCGCTTGGGTATCGAGTCTACGCAAGCAGCGAAAGCCACGACGCGGCGGGCCGCCTCGTGATCACACGCACCGATTGGGAACCGTTCGAAATGAGTTTCGTGCCGATCCCGGCCGATCCAACCACCCACGTTCGTAGTCAAAACAAAGGAACTACCATGCCAAAAGCCAATACCAACGACACCGATATCGACACCCGCGACGGCGATACCTTCATGCGCGCTTCCGAAATGCACGAGGCTTACGAGATCACCTCGCGCAACGGCCTGCCGATGGATTTTGCCCGGCAGCACATCACCGCCGGCGTCACGCTGGAAGCCTATCGCGCGCTTGTTCTCAACAAGATTGCCACCGACGCCAGCCGAACCTCGATCAACTCCCGATCGGACTCCACGTTCGACAATCCGGATTTCCTGGCGCGTTCGATCGAGGGCGCTCTGTTCGCCCGCATGACCGGAACGCGGCCGGAAGGCGGGGCGGTTGGAATCATGGGAAAGACGGCGTTGGAAATGGGCGCGATGATGCTCGAACAGCGTGGTGAAAAGCCGAACTGGAACAACCGCGACCGGCTGGCCGGACAGGTCCTGACGCGCGCCGGCGACCTCAGCACGAGCGATTTCCCGAACTTGCTGATGAGCACCGGTAATCGCGTTCTCAATCTGGCTTATGTGGTTGCGCAGTCCCCGCTGTTGCGTCTGGCGAAGCGTCGCGATGCGGTTGATTTCAGGACTCTCTATCAGATCAAGCTTTCCGAGGCACCCCGGTTGACCGAAGTCAAGGAAGGCGGCGAAGTGAGGCACGGTGCCAGATCGGAGTCTGCCGAGAGCTTCAAACTCAAGAGCTACGCGAGTATTTTCGCGCTCACGCGGCCGGCCCTCATCAATGACGATCTCGGCGCATTTGCCGACTCCGCTAGCGCTTTCGGAAAAGGTGCCGCTCAAACCGAGGCCGATCTGCTCGCCAGCCTCTTGACCGCGAACAGTGGCGACGGCGCCAACCTCGCGGACGGCGGCCCACTCTATGGCACCGGTGCCACTCGCGGGAATTTGTCCGCAACGGGTGACGCGATCGCTATCGCGTCGCTCGGGGCGGGCCGGCAGGCGCTGCGGAATATGAAGGACCTCGACGGCAAGACTCCGATCAACGCGACGCCAAAATTTCTGCTGGTCGGCCCCGCCAAGGAAGTCGAGGCAGAGCAGTTCCTCCACACCATTTCGGCGGTGGATTCGACCAAGGTTAACCCGTTCGGCGGCCAACTGACGCTTGCGGTCGATCCCCGCCTCACCGGCAATTCCTGGCGGTTGTTCGCCGATCCCGCCGAAGTGGCGACGATCATGGTGGCGTACCTCAATGGTGCCGACGGTCCGCAGGTCGATCAGCGGCTCGGCTGGGATGTTCTCGGCCTCGAAATTCGCGCCGTGCTCGACTTCGGCTGCGGTGTGAACGACTTCCGAGGCACGTACATGAATCCGGGCAACTAACCCTCTCGGGAAAACAACCGGCGAGGCCGCCCAAGGGCGGCTTCGCACGACTCGGGTTGTCGCGGCCATCCCTTAAAAGACCGCGCGTAATTTCTACCGCGAGCAAGCTGTCGGGGGCGCTATAGCGCAACTGTTCCGTCCCCGCGATTCTGAGGGTGCAGCGCGGCCCATCCAATAAAGGAAGCTGTCCTCCCCGCTTGCTCGCGCAAGAGTCATGGGGCCAAGGACGGCAAGGCCCGCACTTTTTCTTTCATTCAGAGACCTTTGTCATGACCGATAGCGAAGCAACTGGCTGCGATAAGCCGCGCCGCGCAGACGTGCTGCCCTTATCGCTGCCGCCGCGTGGTTTGTCGCGTGTCCAGGCCGCCGCCTATATCGGCGTTTCGCCGTCCACCTTCGATAAGATGGTCG